GCAAAGACACTCGCGATCCTTATATCCCCTCGGATGTTTACGTTCCTGACCAGCAGGGATGTAGAGAGACCAAAAGAGGTGAGGGAGGTACCTTGGGTACTTGCAGTTGTTGCTTTGATGGGGACTTCAGTCTCGTCAGACGCGGTGTCGCCAAGACCAAGGGAAAGTATAGAGTGGTTACGATGCAGAGTGCGACGGTTAAGCGTCGTCTCCGTCCTATTCATAACGCCCTGTACGATCATCTCACCTCTTTCGATTGGTGTGTCCGAGGGGATGTTGGTAGGGAGGATTTTCTTGCCGTCTGCGACGCGGGCGAGGAAGATATAATTAGCGGTGACTACAAAGCCGCTACTGACAATATATATCTTTCTGCCGTCCGTGCTATCGTAGAGGTGATCGCGGAGGATGGGAGATTGAGTGAAGAGGAGAGAGAATGCCTTGTCGGTAGTTTCGAGAATCTACGGTGGCTATCGTGCTCGGGTAAGGAACACCCGATTATGAGGGGCAGTATGATGGGAAATTTGGTCAGTTTCCCTCTACTGTGTCTTATTAACAAAGCATGTCACGATATGGCTGCTGTAAGGGCCTACGGGCCGGAGAGGAGGAGAGTGGGCAGGTTTAACGGCGATGATTGTCTCTTTCAGGGCAATCCTGTCATGTACGCAGAGTGGAGGAAAGTTACCTCTACGTACGGTCTCGTCGTCAATGAGAAGAAGACGATGGTTTCGCGCCATTGGGCTGATCTTAACAGTCAGACCTTTGACGTTCGCCGTCGTCGTCTTGTATCCAAACCTGTTCTTTCTTTTCTTCTTCCTTCTCGGGATGAGCCCGGCGAGATTCTCTCTTCTGTTCTCAAGGGGATTTCTTCGTTTAAGCCTTGCGTCCAGCAATGGATTGTCAATGTGCTGATGCGCTATGAAATTTCCCTTCGAGGTTTTACTCTTTCTTCCATCCCCTCCGCGTGGTGTAAGATCCTCGTGAAGAGGAAGTGGTTTAGGAGATTGGTTTGGGATGGCCCTGCTGGGTCGGTTGAGAAGATTCATTATGAAGGTAAGCCGCTTGACCGTGGCTTGCCTTCTGTGGATCGTTCTTTTCCGACTACGGTAGGATCACCTCCCTTGCCGTCCGTGTTGCGGTCTGTAGAGACCCTTTGTGCCAAAATGTCAAAGGCTCACACGGATGATTGGACCGGTGTTCGCGTTAGGCCTATCTCACGCAAGATAGATAGGTCGACCTTTCGCGCCCGGTACGATTCTCATCCCTCGCCGCTTCCTCTTACACGATTTGTGGGCGTGTGTGTGAGATGGGGTTTTCTTTGGCCGACGAGCCTTTACCACATGATTAGTGAGGAATATCCTCAACTTCTTCTCTCTGATCATGAGGCTCTTGTTCGGCAAGAATACCCTGACTCCCCATTTCTTGTGCTTCGGCACTCGTTTTGGGTCACGCGCCCATGGATTCCTCCTATCCCTCCACCCCGTTGTTACCGTACCCTGTCCTTAGGGTCGGATCTCCTCCTTCCGCTTCTGCTTCGGCGTCTTGGCCAAGCTGCATAGCGGGCGTCGTAGCTGGGAGGGCTACAATTGTCGGTTTGTCTTCCGCATGTATCAGATGATTGGCTAGCAGAACGGTGTGATGTCTAAGCATCCAGTCCGTCGATGGCCTTCGGGTTGGGAACGGGGAACTATGTCTCCTCTTAACTTCGGTTCCACAATCGCCCGCTCTACACGCTTCAGAAAAGAATTATATGCGTTACACTCTGTCGGTCCTGCCGAATCCTCACTTTCGATTTAGGGCTTCACAATCCCACTACCTCGCAAGAGGCCGCCAACTATGGGGAAGCGGTTAAAAAGGTTCGAAAGGAGCTCACCCGGTGCGTGGACTGGGCAACTGTTATACGTGCGCGTCCCTGGCAGCAGAGTGTGGTTAGTACATAATTCTCGGAAGGTATTCCTGCTTTTGGGGCCCGCCCCTGGAAAACCAGCATTTCTCTTTGTCGGACGAAGCGTCGTTGCTTCGGGGGGTGACACCCCAGATTAGCGATTCCGACATGAGACTCTACGCTGAGTATAAACAGGCAAATGAATGGAC